GCCGAACGGCGCGAGATTACACTTCGATTCAACGAGGCCTACATGAGACAGAGATCTAGAACCGTAACCTGGACAGCACGAATCCCCTCTAAGGGACTAGCGCTGAACGGGTCTGTGTTATGGGACGAAGTCTATACACGGTCTGAAACCGTTGAATTATCGCGGATACTCGACGTCGCCAGTGGAAAAGGGGCTTATAACCCTGTATTTCATAAGCGATCAGAGCGTTCGTTGGCGTCCGTGACGCTTCCTTTGACTCTTCATGAGTCCGGGAACTTCCGTGCTACAGTTGGCTTTGCGCCCTTTTCCGGTTGGCGGTTAATACCCGCCCCGGTAGAGAGTTTGCAAGTTGACTGGACGGAAGCAATGCAGGAGCTGCTGGCAGACGCGACGGGAGAGATGCCCTTACAGGCCTCTTTAGTCGTTAATGCCGTTGAAGCAGCTACTCTGCGCGATCTGATCCCGGGGCTGTTACAAGCCTTTACGGGATTTAGGAAGCATAAGTGGACACGCAAATCCCTCAAGGATCTTGCTGGGAGCCATCTGGCCTATTCATTTGGGCTAGCACCTCTTATACAGGATTTTAAGGGTGTACTGGGGACGCGGAGAGCTATCCAGAAACGAATTCAGGAGTTAGAAGCTAGAAATGGCCGTACTGTGCGAATAGTAAAACGCAAGTCGGCCACGGCTTCACTGCCCGATACGTCGTGTCTGATCGAGCCTAACGGCGAATACCAATTTGAGTGTAAGACGCAATCCAGCGCCTCTACACTCGCTACGGTGTCCGCAAACGTGGCTAGTTTCTTTGTCCCGGACCAAGGATCCCAATGTAAATTATGGGCCTCGGCTTTAGGACTCTCCTCTCCCTTGACTAATGCCTGGGAATTAGTCCCCTTTTCCTTCGTTATTGATTGGTTCGTACCCATCGGGTCGGCCTTCAAAGCGTTGGAGTCAAAATTGGGACTACATGAGACCGTAAGGTCTTGTGTCCTATCGGACTACCAGACGTCTGTTAAGCAAACCATAGATTGGGAGTCAACCCTTCGCTGTCGATCTACAGTCTATCCCGGATGGGACGGACTTAGGTTTACGGGCGATACAGGCAAGATAACCGTCTATAATCGTACTTCGGGAATACCCTCGTACGACGGTCTCTCCAGCCCTTCGGGTTGGTCGATGAACCGCACAGCACTGTCCATTTCGTTGTTAGCACAGAAGTCAATAAAATGACTCTGGCAGACGTCTGGTATGTGCTGTGTTGGCTATGGGCAGGGTTGCCCGTAGTCTTTTCTTCACCTGCGGTGCCCATGATGGCGCCCAAATACAAGGACCACACCATGCTCTCTACTTTCACTATCAAAAAGGCTGACGGTACCACTGATGTGACCTACAGCCTTCAAGGCAGCTCCTCCGACGGTGCCAACTACATCGACACGACTTCCAACCTTGCCGCGCCTCGCGTGGTCAAGGTCAGTCATTCGCTGAAGCCTATGGGCGCCTCCGGATCGGACCGTCACAGTGTGCTGGCGCAGGCGGTGGTGTTGGACGCTAACAACGTCCCTCACACCATCTCTGCCTCCCTCACCTGGACGGTTCCCCGCGCGGCCGTTGCCACGGACACCCTTGCAAAGGATGTCCTGGCCGCGGCCGTTAACTACCTAGGCATGGCGAACGTAAAGGACGCCCTGCTTGATGGTATCATTCCCTAGTAAAAGGGAACCTTGTTTCTGTGAAAGTTGACATAATGTGAACCCCTTAAATGGAGTTAATGTGAGTACACACTCTCAAGGGATAATACCCCTTACACATGACCAGCATAGGTTGCTTTTTGCGATCCTAAAGGATTGCAGAGAGTTCTTTCCTTCACGCCACGCGTATGATGAGGCTTATAAGGCCTTGTCTACGGTGACGCTCCCGGCACTCTATCAAGACTGGAAAGCGTTTAACCGCTTTCTAGTTTGTGGTGGGGACGGTGTGTTCACCTCTGCGTTACTACCCGGTTGGGTCGTATACCTCCACTCTCCTGCTAAGGAGGTGCGGGCCATGCGGCAATTACTTGGTGTGTTTTCTCGGCTTGAAGGATTCTGTGATGAAACAGTCGCTCTGGAGGCTTACCGCGTTCGCGTGTCAAACGCTCGTGGACGGCTTCCATCCGGACTTGATTCTCGCGCTCGCGACCTGATACAGGCTTGGCTCGGCCCGGCGCCATGTTTGATGGATTTAATTCCTCGACATGGCCCTGGCGCTGTAGCCGAGTCCTTGAAGGACCCCGCGGACAAGAGGCACTTTCGGTTGATGTACCCGCAGCTGCTCCCTTTCGGGGGATCGGCGCTCGTGCATCTGCATGATACTCATGCAGCCGTAGAACCACATGATTTGAGGATCGTTAAGCACCCTATCACGCGAGTGATCGCGGTGCCGAAAGACTTCTCAAAACCTCGGATTATTAGCTGTGAACCATTGACTATGCAGTTCCTTCAGCAGGGACTGTGTCGTTTTATGATGGATCGGCTCGAGGCTATGTGTCCCTACGTTCGCTTCAGGGATCAATCTGTTAATAGGAATCTGGCTCGAGACCTCACCTTGGCAACACTCGATCTGAGTGACGCTTCGGATACGGTCTCGCGACGACATGTCGCCCAGTTATTCCCCCCTGATTGGCGAAGACTGTTATTTGCGTTACGTTCTCACTTCGCTAAACTTCCTGATGGTACACTCGTACCACTTAGGAGTTTTGCCCCCATGGGGTCGGCGTTGTGTTTTCCTGTTGAGGCTGTTGTGTTCGCTGCTACAACCGTAGCAGCGGCCTTGGCCGAGAAAGGAGAACCTTGGGTTCGCGCAAATAAATCCCGAATAGCAGTTTACGGGGATGATATCATTGTCCCTCTAGATATAGCTCGTTCGGTCATGACAGCGTTAAAACTGTCAGGGTTTAAACCCAATGAACAGAAGTGTTGTATGCATACGCTCTTTCGTGAGTCGTGTGGTGCGGAGTGGTGGGGGCCCGGCGACGTCACAGTCGTCCGACCCCGCACGCTCCTCGGTCGAGATGTGAATCCCGACCGACACACGACCCTTGGTGAAATGCCAATGGTAAGTCACGCGAAGGCGCTATACACACGAGGATTCTCTAATGCCGCGCAATTTCTCGCGTCTCTCTGTACGTTTCCTGTTGCCATCGGCAACGGGTCCGGTTATGCACCATCTGATTTACGTTGGCCCAACCCGGGTCAACTAAGATGGAACCGAGACTTGCAAAGATGCGAGCAGCAAGCCCTGCTACCCGTTCAGGTGGCTAGGCCTAGCGACATAAGCTCCGGGTACTCGATGCTATTCATGCATCTTGTACAAGGGTGGCGTTCAGAACAGGTATCTATACCTCGGGTTAAACCGAAAAATAGATGGGTCTTAGCGTCTCCCTTGTCGGAGCGTTGAGAACAGGGGGGTGGGAGAACCACCTTTGTAACACATGTCACTTATGACAACCGAACCACTTCTTGGTTTGCGC